TCAAAGAAAGGAGATATTATTATTGATGCTTTTGCAGGAAGTGGAACTACAATGGTGGCTTGTGAGCAACTAAAAAGAAAAGCTTACGTTATAGAATACGATCCAAAATACTGCCAAGTAATAATTGACAGAATGAAGAAGTTAGACCCATCACTTGAAATAAAGAGAAACGGCAAGCCATACGTGCCAAAGATTAAGAAATGAAACCCAACGAACACGCTCAAATAGAGTTCATAAAGGACTATCTCCGAAAAGGTGCGGAGCGTAAAGATATTTTACAACCGTTTACAAAACTTTACAAAACAAGTATTAAAACATTCGATACTCGTTTAAAGGCTGCTACAATCGCTGTGCAGGCTGAATTTAAGCGAATAGACGCGAAGGTGGAGCAAAGTATCGAAAGGAGTGCAGACGCGCTTAAATCGAAGATATTGACGGCAATGGAAAGGCAGGTTGTTTTATCAGAAATTGCAAAAGGCGAAAAGGAAATTGAGAAAATCTTTTTGGTGCAGGGCAAACTGCAAAAGACCAAAGCAATGCCAGACCATTCGGATATAACAAAAGCGATTGCAGAATTAAATAAAATGGATGGTAGTTACAGACCTTCAAAGGTGGAGGCTACTGTTACGGAAATCAAAATCAATTTCAAAGATGCTGAATAAAGAAAAAGCGATTAAGCAATTAAACCAACTGATTGAAATGCAGGGTAAGACCTCTGGCGAATTATTTGTTAGCGAATTTCTTTATAAGTTGGTGCTGGATAAATTTAAGACCGATATGTTTAGAGGTTTCAAAATCAAATGTGCCAAAGGAGTAGAATGAAAGTAATCTGCATTGACGATGACTTTACGGACTTCATTAAATTAAACGGGAGTAGTTATAACTTTCCAAAGTTGGGGCACACATACGAAGTCAGGGGTGAAAGTTCACGCGGTGGGTATCTTCTTAAAGAAATAACCAACCCGTTTTTTTTATTAAGTTTTACCCCGTTACTTTTTGAAGAGTTGCATTTCAACAAGAATAGATTTATGCAGGTCGAGGAAGTGAGTATAGAACCGCCATATCTGATCCATGCAAATTGAAATAGGCAGACCCAACTTAACTGATTACCAACGCGAATTTCTTTACAACGATTCGCGGTTTACTATTGTGGAGGCAGCGACTAAGTGCGGTAAGACGTTTAGCCATTTGTGGTGGCTGTTTGAATGTGCAATAGAAAGCAAAAAGAAAGGTTCAAACTATTGGTGGGTTGCACCTGTGTATAATCAGGCGGAGATAGCATTTACCCGTTTAAGGCGTGTGGTAAGTCAATATGGTGTGTTTGATATAAACATTAGCCGACTAAGTATAACGTGCCCAAACGGGGCTGTAATTCATTTTAAGAGCGCGGAGAAACCCGATAACCTCTACGGGGAAGATGTTTATGCCTGTGTTTTTGACGAATTTACGCGGGCGCGTGAGGAAGCATTCTTTGCTTTGCGTTCCACGCTTACCAAAACAGAGGGCAAACTGAAAATGATAGGCAACGCTAAAGGCAAAAAGAATTGGGGTTATAAGTTGGGTGCAAGGGCAAGGGCTGGTGAGCCGAATTATTCCTATTATCGGATCACCGCTTATGACGCTGTAAGGGCTGGCATATTAAGTAAAGAGGAAGTTGAACAGGCTAAACGTGATTTGCCCGAAAAGGTATTTAATGAATTATACTTAGCTGAGCCACAAGAGGACGGCAGTAATCCGTTTGGGTATGAATATATCCGTAAAGCGGTTAAACCTTTAAGCGGGTTGCCTGCTGAATACTTTGGTATAGACTTAGCAAAGTCAAAAGACTGGACTGTTATAATTGGTTTGGATAGCAACGGGGACGTGGCATATTTTGACAGGTTTCAAAAAGATTGGGAGCAAACTACTAATGAAGTCATAAAAGTAATCGGAGGCAAAAAGGCATTGATAGACGGAACGGGTGTGGGTGATCCGATATTTGAAAGGGTTAGCAAAGTTTGTCGGGAAGCGGAGCAAATTAAATATACTTCACAAAGTAAGCAACAGCTAATGGAAGGGCTGGCAGTTAGTTTACAGCGTGGTGAAATAGGTATTATATCAGGTATCTTACAAGATGAGTTGGAGGCATTTGAGTTTGCATATAGCGCAAGGGGTGTAAAGTATAACGCGCCCGAAGGTTTTACAGATGACTGTGTGAACGCTTTAGCATTAGCGAATAGAATTAAATTATTTAACCCTGTTGTTATTTTAGGCCCTGCGAGGAAGTTGGGCAGGTCATGGAGGGACGCGATGTGATTATAAGAATAGACGGCAAAGACTATACTGTGTTTACTTCGTGGAGTGATATTACTTATTCTCATTTCTGTGATATAGTTAAATATTCAGACGCTGGCATTGTGGAGCGTTTGAATGCCTATACTCGTTTGCCCGATGACATAATAAACAAACTTACGGTTAAACAATTAGAGGCGGTTGCTGGCATGGTAGCATGGATGGACGAATACGAAAATTGTTTATTGTTTGTGAAGGGTTACGAAGATGATTTAAGTATTGGCGAAAGGACTTACGGGGAGTTGGAAACGTGCAAGGCATATCTAAAGGACAAACCCCTGCTTGCACTTGGTAAGCTCGTAGAAGTCTATTATGGCGAGAATATCAAAGACGTATTAGCGATAGACGCTATGGGCAGGGGGCTATCCGTCTTAACGAAGATAGATTTATTTCTCAAAAAGTTTCCTGAGCTATATGAATACGAACCAACGGCAGAGGAAGTCGAGGCTGGTGTAGAAGATTTCAATAAGGTAGGCTCGTTTTATACGGTTAAGAAATTAGCGGAGAAACATTCTAAACACCCTGATGAAATATTGCAATGGCAGGCGTTAATAGTTTACAGGTTCCTACAAACGGACGCTATCGAAGCGCGGGTAAATCGGAACTTACTAAAGATTTACAGCCGAAAAAAATAGTTGCGCCACTTTAAATAATTAAGGTGGTGTGGTGTTTATATTTGGGCGATGTATAAAGACGTGGTAAATGCTATCAGGGCTGTTGCTGTTGAAGTTAATCCCAACGGCACGTTTCGCCATGCGCGGGGTGAAGATACTTCGCTGGAGTTTGACGGCCCTTCGCCACAAATATTCCTTTTGCCTTTACGGAGTGAAGATGACAAAAGCGTAAACAGTTTTGAAACGTGGAACGTGGATATGCTATTCATAGAACAGGATAATCAAGATAGCACACCAGAGGAACGTGAGGACATCATGGAACGGATGGACATTTTATGTGAGGCTTTTAAGGAAGGGATATATGAGGCTTCAAATGCGGTTAGATTCACAAAGCGGTCATTGTATAGAATGAACGCGGGGACTTATACGGGTTGGTTTCTTTCATTTCAATTAAGCACTGCAAACGGATGTTAAGCACTGATGTTATATTAGACCAAGTGGGCAAGGACGTAACGGAGCGTCTGAAAAAAGACATTGCCACTAAACGGGTTACAAAGTTTGGAGCTGTGAATGCCTCTGGTAAGTTGAAAGATAGTATCAGGTATGAGGTAGTGAATAGCGGTGAAACATTAAGGGTGTGGGGTGAAGATTACATTTATTACTTAGTGCATGGCAGAAAGAACGGCAAGCGTCCGCCTGTGAAAGTTATACGGCAATGGATAGATGACAAAGGGATAGTTCCTGAGGGAATAAGCAAAGATTCGTTGGCTTATTTAATTGCAAGGAAAATAGGCAAGGAGGGAACGACTGTATTCAAACAAGGTGGAAGCGATTTATTAAGCGCGATAATTACTGACAACTTAGTGATAGAAACGCGGGATAGATTACAGGAAAGGTTAATAGCATTATTCAAATCAGAGTTAGTAGGAATAGTTTTAAAATGAGCAGAAATTACAAAGTATTATCAAGACCTTCCAAGTGGGTAAGCGCACACAATCCATGTGAGTTTATTTATTCTATTCCGAAACCAAAGACAAAGGAAACAGTTCAAACAATTCCACCGAGCCACTTGGATATTTGGGCAGGGTCAGTTCGTTATCCCTGTAACCTTTGTATATTTTAACCGTAGGTAAATAACAGAATCCTATCTCTTCACTACTCCACACAGGCGACACCGTCCACTCCGTTGATGTAATAAACTGAATGCTGCTAACAACCTCTGTAATGGTGTGAAACCCGTAATAATCACCCGAATAAATAAACAACCTATCGCCCACTTGCGGAGTTGCAATCGTAAACCCTTGCGTTAAAACTAATCCCAAATATCCATTTGAATCATACCCACCAAACAAAAACACAATTAGGTGTCGATATAGCAGCCTCGACATTTACCGCACCGCAACAAGTTATTTTGGAGGACATGGTGGATAGCTACGAAGATATATTTTCACAGCTAACAACGGTTCAACGGGACGCTTTGACACCAACAAGCGGGTTAATAATTTACAACACAGATAATGACCGTTACGAATATTGGAACGGGTCTGTTTGGTTTGGTATAGGTCAGGATTTAAGCT